GGCCACAAGATAGTTGCAATGGATTTAACAACCGCAGAAGTATATGTAGCGGCAGTTCTTGCAGAAGACAAAGCCCTTATGGATGTATTTCGTAGTGGTGGTAACTTTCACTCTACTATTGCACACAAAGTATTTAAACTACCCTGTGCCGTAGAAGAAGTATCGGAGCTATATGGCGATAAACGCCAAGCAGCTAAAGCAGTAACCTTTGGTATTATGTATGGTGCTGGACCAGCAAAAATCAGTGAACAAGTTACCAAAGATTCAGGTAAGTATTTTAGTAAACACGAAGCTCAAGAAACTATCAATGATTACTTCAACGAGTTTCACAAGTTAAAAGCATGGATCAATACTAACGAAGATTTTATTCGCAAGAACGGATTTATCTATAGTTACTTTGGTCGCAAACGGAGATTACCAAATGTTCAAAGTCAAGATAAAGGTGTATCAAGCAGTAGCATTAGGAGTGGTCTTAATTTTCTGGTCCAGTCTGCTGCTAGCGATATTAACCTTCTAGGTGGCATAGATATGAACGAGCATATTAAAGCTACGAAAATGAAAAGCCGTATCTTTGCCCTAGTACACGATAGTATCTTGGCAGAAGTACCAGAAGAAGAAGTGGAGGATTATTGTGAAAAACTACAAACGTATATTCAACAAGATCGAGGTATTTTTATACCAGGTGCACCTGTGGGTTGCGACTTCGAGATTGACACTGATTATTCGATGGGTAAGTTTGAAAAACTTTATGGTTGATTGGTGGGAGATTTGGTGTAAATCTATAGGAGAAAAAGCCTTCTTAGACAACAAGAAGGCAGATAAAGCTGCCATACTTAGAACAGTATGGGTTTTGTTTCAGGGTATTACCTGTTGCTTTATTATAGCTTCGGGTATGGTAAATTTAGGGTGGATATCATGAGTGGTGGATTGATAGCAATAACAGGAGTAATATATTTATATGTCGGATTGGAGCAGTATTATCGTTTTAATAATTTTCCTATGTTATATACTTATCTTGGGTACAGCTTTGCTAATGTAGGGCTATACTTAATGGCTAGTAAATAATGGTTATAACGTATAGAAAGTTAAAAAATATACAGTTTCCTGTATATTTATTGCCACATGAAGATTGGTCTTTTTCTGATGGACTAATGTTCATGGATGGCAAGGTAGTAGATGATAGAAATCAAGAAGATAATTCTCTAGGAAAACGAAGGTTATTTACGCCTCACGAACTCTTTCCTCTGAGTAGATCAGTAGATTCTATGCAGGGACTACTAAAGCAAAATGAAAAAACATTTATAGATACATCAGGTCGACCTTTTATCTACGAAAAAACAAAAAGGTGTGACCTAAAGTATTTTAAAATAGAGAAAAAAGAGTTAAGAGATACCTATACTTTACTGTGGCTAAACGGGGTCAATACTCCCTTTAGTGTACCAAGACCTCCAGAAGCAGATATGCTTTTTGCAGGAGTATTATTACTACACGGATTGCCTTGGATTCTGTATGAGTATTCAGAAGGGTCAAAGAAAACAACATGGAGAAAAGTATGAAACTAATATTTTTACAAATATATGATATGTATAACTCAGTAATGGATCACAATAAAAATCCTCTAAGACACATACCAGATCCTGTTGCTAGATTATGGATTATGACTGTGCTAGCTTGGATGTGGTGCATAGCCTTTGGGCTTTATCTAGGTAGTGTAATTTATATGGGCATAAGTCTTGTTGCCCATTTTGGAATACTGTTTATGATAATGTTTACAGCATCTATATTCTATGACGCAGAGAATAGAGGAGATAGTTGGATATTAGCACTAAGACTAGATCAATTGAAAGATAAAATCAAAAGAAACCGAAAAAAACTTAACAAGTCTGTTTGGAGTCTTGACAAAGAAGCATGAAGGCAGTAATTAGTAACAGAATTTATATGGAAGTTCCTATTGATCGACAGTTAGAAATCGACAAGGAGCTTACATATGCTATTCCGTCTCATAATCCAAAAGATCCCCCTCAGATCATTAAGAATATGTCTATAATACGATCAGGTTTGATATCCATACCTATTGGAAGAATGGATTTGATACCAAATGATTATGAAATAGTAGATAAACGATTAAGCCCGAAAGTAGACTTTCCTGACTTTAAGTTTGATTTACGACCAAGCCAGCAAGAGGTATACGATGACCTCGAAGACAACTGTATAGTAAACGCTTGGGTCAGTTGGGGAAAGACTTTTACAGGTTTAGCTATGGCGGGTAAGCTAGGACTAAAAACTCTTATAATTGTACATACCGTACCTCTGCGGAATCAGTGGGCAAAAGAAGTAGAAAAAGTATATGGAATTACGCCTGGCATCATAGGCTCTGGTAAGTTCGAAATTGATGCTCCAATCGTTATTGGGAATACACAGACTTTATACCGTAATATTCCGAAGATAGCAAAAGAGTTTGGCACAGTCATACTTGATGAGATGCATCATGTTAGCAGTCCAACCTTTTCTAAACTTTTAGATACAAATTACTGCAGATACAAGATAGGACTGTCTGGTACTATAGAAAGAAAAGATGGCAAACATGTAGTGTTTAGAGATTACTTTGGAAGTAAAGTTTATAAACCACCTAAAGAAAACTATATGCAACCGAGAGTAGAATTAATTGGTACAGACATAAGATTTTTAGACGGAGCAAAAACTCCATGGGCTAATAAAGTGACAGCCCTGGCAAACAACGAAGAATATATACATACAGTTTCAATGCTAGCGGCAGCCTACGCTGCAAAAGGGCACAAAGTACTCGTAGTTAGTGATAGAGTAAGTTTTCTAAAAGTATGCACTAGGCTAGTAGGTGAAAAAGCAGTATGTGTAACAGGGGAAGTTCCCCACGAAGAACGAGAGGAAATTATAGATGAAATTAAGTACAAAAATAAAGAAGTTCTTTTCGGAACCCAGTCCATATTTTCAGAGGGAATATCTGTGGATAACCTTAGCTGCCTCATTCTCGGCACTCCCATTAACAATACTCCTCTACTCACCCAGCTTATTGGTCGAGTTATAAGAAAGCACGAAGGAAAAATACAACCAGTTATAGTTGATATTCAGCTTAAAGGCAATACAGCCAAGCGTCAAGCCTCTAATAGAATAGGGCATTATATGAAAGAAGACTACGACATCAAATACATATAAAAAAATAATTCTTGACAATTCCTTAATATTTTGGTATAATAATGTTCTTATTTAATTGGAAAAAGATATATAAAGAAACTGATGGCAGTATATCACAATGCCTAGAAGTTTTAGATATGATGGTATACAAGAAAATACCTTACAATAGTTATGATTCTATTTATAAGTATCGTAACAAAGATTTTTCAGGGGATTCATTTCTACTCCAGCCTGAAATACTTTTGGAAAATTCCTTTCGGTTTGAGCCAAAAGAAGTTGCAATATATGTCGCATTAGCCGCTAGACGTAAGTTGGCTGACTATCTTGCATTTGGAGAAAAAACTTTGAGTATGCGTCATGCTCCACAACTAAACAAACTAATCGAAGAAAACAGACTACTTTATATAGATGAGTGGAACAAACTTCACTTTATATATGAAGAAGCCCAACGGAGAACAGAAAATGGCAATTTCGTTTAACAAACAAAAAGGTTCTGCACAAAAATCCTCAAATGATAGCTACAAGTATGTAGATGGCGACAACAAAGTACGAATTGTTGGTGATATTCTTGCACGCTATGTTTACTGGATTAAAGGTGAGAACGACAAAAATATTCCTTTAGAGTGTCTTTCTTTTGATCGAGATCAAGAGTCTTTCACTAATAAAGAAAAAGACTGGGTTCGTGAGTACTATCCTGACCTTAAATGCGGTTGGTCTTATGCTACTCAGTGCATTGACCCTAAAGATGGTAAAGTAAAAGTTCTTAACTTAAAGAAAAAGTTATGGGAGCAGGTAATTACTGCTGCTGAAGACTTGGGTGATCCAACTGATGTAGAAACTGGTTGGGACATTTGCTTTAAACGTGTTAAGACTGGACCTCTTGCATATAATGTAGAGTACCAATTACAAGCTCTTAAATGTAAGCCTCGTGCCTTAGATGATGAAGAAAAAGCAGCTGTTGCGGATCTTAAATCTATGGATTTAGTAATGGCTCGACCTACTCCAGACGCTCAGAAAGAGCTTCTTGATCGTGTTCGTAAAGGTAGCGATGACAATGTAGATGAGTCTCTTGAAGATGAGTTTAATGTAGCGTGATTTTATTTACGGCAGACTGGCATATCAAACTGGGACAAAAGAATGTCCCAGTTGATTGGGCAATAAACAGATACCACTTGTTCTTTGATCAAATTTATTTGTTAGAAGAAGAAGTGGACTGTCATATTATTGGCGGGGATTTATTCGATAGGCTTCCTACAATGGAAGAATTAGAACTATACTTTTCTTTTATAAGTCAAGTTAGTATTCCTACAATGATATTTGATGGCAACCACGAAGCTACAAAGAAGTACAAAACTTTTTTTACTAATCTCAAGGAAGCTACTAGAAACGTAAACTCTTTAGTTAACGTTATAGACTATAGCTATACCGATAAAGATATTAGTATTCTTCCCTACGTGGATTTACATAAGAAAAACTGTGTAGACAAGTTTGATAAAACTAAAGCATTGTTTACTCATGTAAGAGGTGAAATACCTCCCCATGTAAAACCTGAAGTAGACTTATCTATTTTTGACGAGTTTCCTGTAGTATTCGCAGGTGATTTACATTCGCACAGCAATACACAGAGAAACATAGTATACCCAGGAAGTCCAATGACTACTTCTTTTCATAGAAGCAAAGTAGATACAGGGTATCTACTCATTGACGAAAAAGATTGGTCTTGGGAATGGGAAAAGTTTGAGCTTCCACAACTGCTTCGAAAGACTGTAACAAGCCCAGAAGAGATGATACCTACTATTTTTGATCATACTATCTATGAGATAGAAGGTGATATGCAAGACCTAGCAAATGTGCAAGATTCGTCTTTACTTGACAAAAAAGTAATAAAACGAAGTACAGAAGCTAGTTTAGTCATAGACAAAGATATGACTAAAGAAGAAGAATTAGTAGAGTATCTAACTTATATTCTAGAAATATCCGAAGAAAAAATACCAAACATTTTAGGAACTTATAATGATTACGCTCAAAAAGCTCAATTGGGATAATTGCTTCAGTTATGGTGCTGGAAATGAGTTAGTTCTTAATGAAAATACCGTAACACAAATAATTGGTACTAATGGGATGGGGAAATCCTCCATCCCATTAATTATAGAGGAAGTGTTATATAACAAGAACTCTAAAGGTATCAAAAAAGCAGATATACCCAACAGATATGTAAACAATGGCTACAGTATTAAGTTAGAGTTCTCGAAAGGCTCTAATGAATACTGTATTTCTGTAGATAGAAAAAGTAACATAAAAGTAAAACTAGAAGAAAACGGTGAGGATATCTCTAGTCATACTGCTACAAATACTTACAAAACNTTACAGNAAATTATTGGAGTAGACTTTAAAACTTTTTCTCAGTTAGTCTATCAAAATACTAATGCAAGCCTGCAGTTTCTTACTGCTACAGACTCNAACAGAAAAAAGTTTCTTATAGANTTGCTACATCTAGAAGATTATGTAGAGCTATTTGAAATATTTAAAGAGGCTTCAAAAGAAACAAATACGTTAATTACAAGTAGCAAGTCAAAAATTGCAACGATAGAAAAGTGGCTTGAAGATAACAAATTGGAAGATACCAATATATTTCCAACAAAAAATATAGATATAAATACGGAAGAAGAAGAGCAAACTTTGCGTTCTTTAGAAGTAGAATTTCAAAATATTTCGGAAAAAAATAAAAAAATTGCAAAAAATAATGGATTTATTGACATACTCAAGCAGTTAGATTTACAGAAAGCAGAATTAAACAGCCCAGGCGCTATACTTTCTAATGAAGAACAAAGAGATGAACTTTGGAAATGGAAGGCAGTAAAGTCAAATGCAGAAAAGTCTTTAGGAAAATTAGGTGGTTTAGGAAATGTATGCCATGTTTGTGAGCAGGACATTGATAAACAATTCAAAGAAAACTTAATTATAAAAGAAAACGAAGAAATAGTAGTTGCTGATGCAGAAATAGAACGGCTAGGAGAGGAAGTAAACAGTATTGGTCGTCATAACCTGCAAGTAAAAAAGTTTGAAGATTTACAGCAAAACTGGACAGATACTTTTCGCTCTATAGATCGTAGTTTACCACAAAAACTAGTAGATGCTAATGAGCTTGCACAAAATATGCGAGTACATCAAGGGCATCTTGATAAGAAAAAACGAGAAATAACAAAGATTAATCAAGAAAATATAGAAATCTCTAAAAGAAATACGCGTATACAAGTTATACAGGAGCAAACTCAAGAGTTTATGACTCAATTAGGAGAAGCTACAAAAACTTTAAATAAACACGCAGATCTTGACGCAAACTTAGAGATACTAAAGAAAGCATTTAGTACAAATGGCTTACTAGCGTACAAGATAGAAAACTTAGTAGTAGAGCTAGAAGAAGTTGCGAATACCTATCTAGCAGAGCTATCTGATGGTAGATTTACTTTAGGTTTCAACGTACAGAAGGACAAGTTAAATGTAGAAATTACAGATAACGGTAACATAGTAGATATACTTGCGCTATCTTCGGGAGAGCTAGCAAGAGTAAACACCGCGACCTTGATTGCAATTCGTAAGTTAATGAGTAGTATTTCAAAGTCTAAAATTAACATTCTTTTTCTTGATGAAGTCATTAATGTTCTTGATGATACTGGCAGAGAGAAAATGGTAGAGCTTCTTATTAAAGAAGATGAACTGAACACTTATGTAGTATCACATGGATGGACACACCCATTGTTGGATAAAATAGAAGTAGTCAAAGATGGAAACGTGAGTAAATTAGAATGGTAGATTCAAGAGCAAAAGGCGCTCGTGGTGAGTATTTAGTACGAGATATGTTACGAGAAGCAACAGGCTACAAGTTCGAAAGAGTACCAGCATCAGGAGCATTAGAGTACTTAAAAGGTGATCTATATGTTCCTAATGCTGCAAATAAGTATTGTATAGAAGTAAAAAACTACTCTGAATCTCCTTTGTCAGATAAGATGTTTACACAACCAAAGACAAACAATCTTATACGTTGGTGGAAAAAAGTAGTACAACAAGCAAAAGGCGGAGATCAAGAGCCTATGCTATTTTTTAAGTATAATCGTTCTAAAGTATTCATAGTAGTAGCAGATAAACCAAAAGAAGTAGACTATATGTATGTCAGTTTTCTAGGTTGCTATGCCGCACTAGCTGAGGACTGGCTACTAAATGAGGAGTACGAGTTTCTTCATGAGACGAAGATTACTAAGAAATAGTTGTTTCACAAACTTAAACAAGAGAAGAATAATGGCATTTACATTTTTAAAACAATTCGAAAAAACTGCGGGGTCAACGCTAGTAGTAGATGCATTGAACCTTGCATTTAGATGGAAACATCAAGGCAGAACAGATTTTGCATCAGATTATATAGCAACAGTTCAATCTCTAGCACAATCTTATAACTGTGAGAAGATCATAATCACAGCAGATCAAGGTTCATCTTCTTATCGCAAGAATTTAGACCCTGGCTATAAACAGAACCGAAAAGACAAGTATGCGGAGCAAACTGAAGAAGAAGCAGAAGCTTTTCGTAAATTCTTTCAAGAGTACGAAAAAGCTCTTGTCGGGCTAGAGAATCAATATCCTGTTCTTCGCTATGAAGGCGTAGAAGCAGATGATATTGCGGCACATTTAGTCAAATTTAAAGCTCATTATGGTCTTGAGAAAGTTTGGTTAATTTCAAGCGACCGAGATTGGGATTTATTGATTGATGATGATGTGTCACGTTTTTCTTATGTAACTCGTAAAGAAGTTACAAAAGAGAACTGGAAAGAGCACTATGATGTTTCAAGAGATGAGTATATTTCTTTGAAGTGTCTAACAGGAGATAAAGGTGATAATGTTCCCGGCATTCCTGGTGTAGGGCCAAAACGTGCTCAAGGTCTTATAGAACAATTTGGAAGTGCAATGGATGTGTACGATGCAACACCTTTAAGTGGTTCATACAAATACATTCAGTCTGTAAACGAACACGCAGAGCAAATTCTAAAAAACTATGAGCTTATGGATTTAGTAACATATTGCGATGAAGCAATAGGAGTCGATAATATAAACGACATCGAGGAGAAGTTAATTGGTTAAGGTTGATTATAAAAGAGACAAGTATTTGTCAAAGTTTAGTATAAAAACTTTGGAAGATAGATACTTGTTAGAGGGAGAAAAGTCTCCTCAAGATGCTTTTGCTCGAGCAGCGCAGGCCTTTGCTGATGATGATGATCATGCACAAAGACTGTATGATTATGCGAGCAAGCTATGGTTTATGTTTTCTACCCCTATTCTTAGTAATGGCGGTAGCACTCGTGGCCTACCAATTAGTTGTTTTCTCAACTATGCGGAAGATAGCCGAGGGGGTATAACAGGTCACTACACAGAGAATGCTTTTCTAAGCTCTGTAGGCGGTGGTATTGGTGGTTGCTGGAATGGTATTCGTAGTGTAGGATCAAAGACCGCTGCGGGGTCAGAAAGCACAGGGGTAATCCCATTTATTAAAGTAGTTGACGCAGAGATGTTAGCATTTTCTCAAGGCGTTACAAGACGAGGTAGTTATGCAGCGTATCTGGACATTAGTCACCCAGAAGTGGAGGAGTTTCTTGATGTACGTAAGCCGACTGGAGGTGACGTTAATCGAAAATCTGTTAATCTTCATCATGGTGTTACTATTGGTGATGACTTCATGGAGCTAATCGAACAAGCCACACTTGTGGAAGGTTTCGATGATTCGTG